GGGTCGAGCAATTGGATTCTGATCTCTGGTACAAGACCAGAACCTATTTCAAGCCAGCGAGTCATTTGGAGGTAGGGTACTTCGAGAGAGAATGTTTCCTCACCTCTGATAGTGACTACCCAGTTGGGAAGATCTCCAATGACCGCATCATCGTCAGAACCTGTGCCTACGGGGAAGAGAACGATCTTGACTCTTATTGATACAATCGCAGGGCAGAAGAATTTGAGCAAAACTTTCCCACCACCTCTGTAATATTTGAAAAGCTTCGAAAGATATTCAGCATGGGAGCGTCTGGGAAACGCTCCTACCTCAATGATGGAAACATCATTGGGTGTAGTAAAGACATGAATATCATCGTAAACGGGAATGTTTGCCAGGGCCGGAAGACTAAAACCAGTGTTTACAGAGGGGAGACTACCTTTGGGGTCAGAATAATCTCCCAATCTATGTATAGAACTTCCACCCAAAGGTGCAGGAGCAGCAAGATCACCTAATAGATCCATAGAAATGGGTTTAGTAGGTTCTTTATCATCACCACCTGGGCGTTCTGCTTGAGAAACTTTGTCCACCATAGACTTGGTAGCAGTCTTGACAGTATCAGTGACGATGGAACCGGCAGTTTTGCCTGCTGTGGTCATAGCACCTGTATAAAAACTGGTAGCCACCAGAGACAGATAACTGACCGCTGCGGGAGCAGCTTGTACCATACGATTAAGGATTGCAAAAGCATCCACGCCTCGGTGAGCTAATTGACGATCAGCCTGTAGTTGGACGTATCCTGAAGCTTCAATGTTGGTAAAATTAGCCATAATCTGTACTGATATGCCAGGACTGGTATTAGTGGTCAAAGTATCTAGGGAAAATCTGTGCAAGATCACCCGCCATGAAAGATTAGCACCAGAAACATCATAAAAGTTTTCTGGTTTTAGATAAGGCAATTCAAGTTCGAAAGCATCCTGTTTGCTGACGGACAGTACAGTCATGTTAGATTGTGACTGAGCATAAACATCTGTCAATCTAGCATCTGCAGAGTCCATATAAGGCAAGTAGGATACTGCCAGAGAGCCGTATTGCATAGGGTTGGACAACATTAAAAACTTGAGGTTTATGCCCGCACGGAAAAATCTGAACATTGACAGGTAACGTGCTACAGTAGGAACATTGAGCAACAGAGAGACTGGGTCAAAAATGTAATCATCTCCGGCTACACCATTAATCAAAGTATCTGTGATGGAAACCTTAGCAATCAAATACTGTCTTTCAAGAATAAGTTTGGGAGTCTTGGATGGGTAGGGATCGACCAACAGATTGTTATTTAAAACAATCTCGTTGATCACCTCTTCATCGACAACCACATTAGTGAGTTCAGTGGTGTCTTCTGATATATTATCAGCAACATTAACCTCATCGGCGAGACCGGGCATTTTAACTGAGCTACTACTCTGGAGTTCAACCTTAGTAGTATTGTGATACCTTTGAAGGGCCTTGTTTCTGGCGACTTCGAAGATGGGAAAATATCTAGCGTCAGAAGAACCTGATACAGCTGATAGATATTTGGAACGAATGTCATCGTAAACTTCCTTACTATGAAGAGCCAGTTCTCTGACAGCGCATTCCACTCTCTCGGTTATGCTGGCAGCTCGATCAATGACACTACTGGTACGATAGTAAACTAACATACCTATTATGCTTGATAATCTCAGAGAGCCATAACAAATTCCAGATTCGAATCTAAACTCGCGTCCCAAAAATGTATGTTCATCTCCACCATAATCAATAAATTTTGACATTTCCTTGTCCTTAACTGATGAGGTGAATGTTATTCCGAACTTTTCTTTAGCACAACTGGCAAGAGTTAGTGTATTGAACCAAGGGGCAACATGATCGCTGACAGAAGCAGCGGTATCATCCCCTCCAGTAACAATAGAAACATGGTCAGAAAATTTTAATCCGGCATCTGGTTTGAGTAGTTCGAAACAGGATCTGAAAATCAACCAAACACTGAAGGAATTGTAGAAGAAGGTGAGTAATGAACCTGAAGGGTGTCCTCTAGATGTTCTGTAGACATGGCCACGCCAAAGAAAATAATACCCATTAAGAATCTGTAATAGATTTTTAGCGACTACTGATTCATCCTCGGACCAGTTGTGATAGAGCTGGAGCATCTTAAAAAATGCATCTACGAAATCACTACCCAACACAGCCTCTTCACGTTCTAAATCACAAAAAATGAGATTCGGAAACTTGTGACATTTTTGATAAACATGCGCCCACTCACAAGAAGTGGGGTCAATACCAATGGTCATAGAAGATATGTTAGGGTGAGAAATGACATGATCAATAAACCTACCAAAATACTGTCTGAGCAACACGTTAAGTTCGAAACAATGTCCACAAATATTGCGGCATTCTTTCTTAACAAACACTTTAGAAGGTTTGAGCAACTCATCTTTAGCAAAGATGACTGCTAGTGCTTTCAGTGGACCTTCTCTACAAGCTTGTTCCAGTTGTAGAACACGTACGACAACTCTTTCATCCAAAAATTTAGCTGAAAAGTTAACTAAAGCGGATTTCTTTTCACTGAAAAACCAACCAACAAATTTGCTAGGGGTAGCCATACTAGGATAGGAATCCTGTCCGAAAACTGTAGTGTGGATATTCTCTTTGTTGAAGACTGATGTACAGTTTACAAAAGTAGATAATATTTCCTCAGCTTGGAGTATGTGTGGTAATTGTAGAGGGGTCTTTCCGTAATTAATGGTCGAATCAAAACGATTCTTTTGATAAATTGGTGAGACCCTAGCAGGAACATGACAATCAGGAAACTGTTCAACAAGAGCGTTGTTAACAGTATGAAAGCTACTGTCAGTAGGAGATGAAATGGTACGTCCCAAGAACTTACCTACTAACTGAGCACCAGGTACAGCTTCAGCTTCCACGTAAGGATCTATCTCACAGCCAGGAACATCAGACATGAGACATTGAATTTCAACATCTGAGAAATCGGAAGCATAGATGGGAATAATGAGTGAATCATTACCCTGTCTAGCACCATGGATGCCGAGAACTGAATAGGGTTGGTTCTGCACACGTATCACGATACCACAATCACCTGAGACTCCCATGCCATTAGTCATGACATAATAGTTACAGGCTTGTTTCATGGACCATGGGCCCGCACTAGTAATAGTCGTACCACGTACAGAAACTGATTTGTTGACAGCAAAAGGTCCAATAACATAGTTACCTACTTTGGAATCTTTTTGCAACCTTATCAGTTTATAACCTTGACAAGGTTTAAATACATCAGCACTTCTGGGGAACAAATTGATAATATTTTTGATATTATGAATTGGACGAGTGAATGTTACTATGGCCAAATCGCGCGTAGGATCTGGTACGGAGAAAGAAAAGTCTTTTACGACATACCCAGAATCATTGTCAGACGGATTCAGACAATCATAAAGAGTAATGGACGTAGGCTTTCCTTCAGGCCATTGAACACCATGTGCTGCGATAAGTAAATGTTTACTATCGGCGAAAAGACCCTGATAGTCAACATTGATCTTACCAAAGGTAATCGAAACAGCACGGGTGTTAGAGAATATTTTTGAGTCTTTTTGTACATCAGCAATATAATCTGCACTTTGCAAAGAAACGGCTTCCCTGAACTTGTCCTCATGGATATGCGCCAATCTCTGTTTACTCAGTTTCTTGCCGCCAGGAACTATACTTTGATGAATAGTTTCGGCCTTCTTTCCGAAAAACCCAGAAAGGATCTTAGCGGAAATAAGCAGCGAAGCACCAACAATAAGACCTGCGGCAGCTAATGTTTTCCAGCCCATCTGTACGCGCAGAATCAAATAATAAACTGCTCGCAAATTATAGGCAAAACTAACTGGTCTGTTAAAGTTCATCAGCACTTGAGAATCAATTTGATAAACATGGATGTCATCAGGATCAGCGTGTACTAGATCTCTAAATTTCATATAACATTTATTGGCAGAACAAACAGCATAAACTATATTATAATAGTCTAAAATAGGATGATTACCATTACATGTCAAAAGAAAGAAAAACATCTCATCAGAAGCGTACATACGAGGTTGTACTGGCAGATAAAGTGTAGCATCTGCGACATATTTTTTAAGAGGCATAAATCTTGATAATTGACCAATCAACATGTACTTCTGGTGAAGGGAATATTTCTTCATCAAAGCTATTATGACATTCTCATAAGCTCGAGTGTGTTTAATATCGTAGCCCGTAGCCTCCTCAAAGTCAAAATTAATGGCACTCATAGGGTCCATAAGATTTTCTTCAAGTTTGCAAGCTTCAACGTAAGCCAAAGTGGCTTGAACACCAAAGAGGTTTTGAGCCTCCAAAGCGTATATGAGACAAACAAGTCTGTAAAGCTTTAGGTCATGAAGCATGCGTCTACGTATATCATTAAAACAAGCTATAACCTTATCATCTTTAGCATTGGTAAGATACGGTAAGGGTTGACCTTCTTCAGTGCAAGCTTCGTCTGGCTGTTCTGATAAGAGATCCCCTAAACTCTTGTCGCAAGGTAGTAATCGTGACATATCTGGGACAACTAAAGTAGGATAACAGACAGTTATAGCTATAAGAATAGTCCTCATGAAAGTGGCATTGACTGGATGGTTAATACAATTGGGCCATACACCTTGGGTCAAACATTTAGCAAAATAATCTGTCATGGATCTGACGCTATACTTGCCATCCTCAGGAGGATGATTAGCTGGACTGTCAGTTCCAAGTCTCATAACCGGTTCTCGTCCAGACTCATCAAAGAGAGGACTAAGACGCAAATCAAGATTTACTCTTTTGTACACGGCAGCATCACGATCAAAATTACAATCATCATAATATTCCTCGGATGATGAAGTAGTTCCTTGATAAAATTCAAAATCACTATCGAAATAGTCTTGATTATCAAATTTAGAACTAGAACGTTCTGAGGTCACATTACATGAATTGTAACAAGTGTCGTCAGGAGTGTTGGGTACCTTATCATCAAGAACATTCTCTTCTTGAGATGACGAAGATGATGAAGTGACTTCCCCAGGAAACATTTGGTTGTCTACTCTTTTGAATTCATCATAAGCATGCTTATGCCAAGCAGCCATTATAGCGGAGACTCGAGACAAATTCATTTCTTCATCAACCTTCAAAGGGGGAAAGGATGTTGGTAATCTTCTGTTGATACGATCAACATTTTTGGAGACATCCAAACCTGTAGTCGTACCAACCTTGCCCACAAATTTGAATTTCCAAAGGGCATCAAATTGGGTAGGATCGGCAACATCGCCATCTTTAAGCTTGCTGACGTGCAAACAGAGACCGAAACGTCGAGCTATAGCTTCCGTGTTAGTAACAGGAAGTTTAGTGGTGTAATCTTTTCTGTTAGTAGTCATCATAAGGAATCTAGACTCAAAATAGAATTTACCTTTGTCCTCTACGGATGCCATATCAAGAGGAACAGAAACCGAATTAACAAAATTAATTAGTGTTCCACATTCACGAGCCAAGTTATCAACAGTATTCAATTGGAATACGTCATCCAAAAAGAAAAATGGTTGATTAGCATAACTAGTATAATAGTCAGAAGTAGAAGGCTTGGTATAAACAAGAGTAGACTCCTTTGGATCAAAGGGATAATCCATAGGATTATCCCCATACAACCTTTTAGAGACGGCGGAGGCCAAACACTCAATGATGGTAGATTTGCCAACATCAGCTTCACCCCACAACATAACTGGTATAGTCTCAAACCTTCTCTTATTGGAATGTTTGACACCAGCTATTTTCAACTTCAAAGAAGAAGCAGCATTACGAAGAACGTTCATTTCAAAACGAGAATCCTTGAGAATGGCACACGACATGAAAGTTGGTAATGTGGAACAATACTTGTCACAAATTTTCTCCAAACTCATCATGTAAGTACGGTCTTTAACTAATTTGGACGTTAAATCCGTATTAGCAGAAGCTTTCAAGAGTTTATCTCGATACCTGCTGAACCTCTTCATGGTAGCATGATTTTTTCCCATAGCACATTTCGGATTGAATTGATAAGCAATCCATCCAAACAAATGTGTAATATGAGCAGTGATCGATTCTACAAAATTGGTTGTGGGCCTAAGGTTACGCAAGAAATCAGCGGTTCCTTTTATTTTGCGAGGATCTTTATTGGTGATCAAAGATACAACAGCGGCAAAAAGTGTTCCCATGACAAACGTGGCAGCAGTATCATGAAGTTCAACACCGTCCATTTTCTTGGCAAAATATGCAGTACTCTTATCTTTCCCTGTAATACCACACCATTTCAAAGTAGTAAAAAGCCTAGACGGCAGTTCTAAAATGGATGCGATAGTGGAACAAAGTGATTTAAGCATATGTGCAGAGAAGGCAAACAATTTGGCGATAGTGTAAAAAACATAAACCACTGAAAATACAGTGAATATCTTTTTGACAGAATCATAGATACTCTGGCCTAGATGTTTAAGAAGAAAAGCGTTGATCTTCTCGACATAATCCAAAATCATAGTTTTGAAACGTTCGAAAGTATCAGAAGCTGTATCAACAACAGATGCCAGCGTATTTCCAGCCTTAACAAACTTCGTAGCAGAAGCATAAGAGGATTTACACTTGTTTGCTAAGACAGTTAATTGTCCAAATGTAATATCACCTCTCTGGTAAGAGTAGATGACATAAGGCAATGACATCATCAGTCCTGTGACAGAGACATCGTAGAGCAGAGAAAAAAGACATTGTTGTTCAACCATAATAGTGGTATTGAAAAACAGTTCTTGAACGTCTTCTCCGGGCTCTACACCCAAATCATGCAGCTTATTAATAGCCTCAGCGATGTAAGGATTGGAATTTAAAAAGGAATTATATGGAGCAAAACCAGTTCCAAGAAGATGATTCTTTTCTACTACGAATTTGTATGTAAACAGAATTCGTAATAGTTTTATAAAATCATCTTGCAAAGGAATGTAAAATTCCGAACAAGGGTATGCACGCGACGAATCATGTGCATACTTCTTATAAACACGATCCATATTTCCCAGATTTATAAATCTAAATACTGAGAAGTAAAAATCAGTGTAGGACATTTCGAGACTCAACAAGTGTAACAGTCTTTCCCGAAATTGTGTGTTGATTTCGTCACCAACACTAGCCAATTGGATCTTGTATTTCTGATAGAGGTTAATGACTATGTCACCTGTATCAGAATCTAGCTCCTCGAGAGCTCTTGCCATCTCAGATTGTGAAGGTATGAGCATAGGGAATCTGTTGATATTTTCGATATCCCTTTGAACCATCATATCCGATATAACATCGATGCCAGAAGGGGCATTACCTTGGGGTTTGTTTGATAGCTTTTCGTTATACATTTGTATTGTTAGTTAAAGTTACGTTCGCGGTCAAGTTAAATTCGTTAAGTTCGATCAATTGAAAAGCTAGTTGGGGGGGGGGGGGGTGATACCTAGTTTTACATCCTGGTCAAAAAGATGCCAGATTTTCATTAAAAGGACAATAGTCAGATTCAAAGAATTATTCTAATTTTCCGCTAGGGTGATTTTCTTACAGTCAAAGGAGTGGGTACCTTCTCACATACGGGTTATTAAGCCAGCTTGGTATGGAGTCCAATGTAAGAAACGTAACACGCAAGCCGCGCTCACGCCCAGTTTCAAAAAAGAAAGACATCAATAAAAATTAAAATCGTAGCTAATAACGACGGCTACTGAAAAGCCTTCAGGCTTCGTTAAAATTATATATAAGGGTTAGCGTTTCCGTCCAGAGATACGGGCAAGTGGGTAACTACTCCTCACCATCCGCAGCGAGCACTATGTGCCGATCGCTTTTGATCTCTTCATCACAAAATGTGACGCCTCTGAATTCCGCGTGGGTTTATACTCCCCGGATAAGGGCATCCCTAATATACGAACTTTTACAAAGCCAGGTGCGCGCGCCATTTCAACTAATAGTTGAATGGTCAATTCACCATACGCGCCGTACGGTTAGATTTAAAATATGTATTTATTTAAAATCTGGTGGTGTTTACGCCCTGTACAAGCTAAACACACTGATGTTTCCTACATCAGCCTAAAAGAACTACAATCTAACGAGAGATAGTCCAATTGTACAATACGCCAAAGGATGCAAAAGGGCCAGCAAATGGTCGCAACAGACAAGTTCAAGAACTTGAAAGAGCTGTGCGCCAGCCGTATCAAAGATAACTCAATACAGACAACAAATTATCTGTAAAGATACTCAATGATAGCTTAAACAAGCTTGTCGTGCGGGTTTCCC